CAGGGCTAGTTTTGATTACACACCACCTGGTGAAAGTGCATCATCTAAATTTGTATGTGATAAATGGCAAAAACAAATAAATGTACCTAACAGAGCTACTATTACAGCTACATTTAGGGAGGTTTTTGAACCATGAGTACAGCACCTATTATTACTGATTTACAAAGTATTAATCCATCTGCTGTAATTGAATTATTTGAACTGACAACTGACGCAACACTACATGGTTCTACACAAACTTATAGATTTCATGCAGGTAGCAACCTTAACCTTAATGGTCAGTTAGTATTTGGCGGTAATCAATATTTACGCTTTCCTGTAACTGCAGAAGGTTTTGCATACCAACGTGGTCAAATACCCAGACCTTCATTATCTGTAAGTAATGCATTAGGTACTATCACAGCAATATTATTAAATGTAAATACAGTAACAACAGGAAATGATTTAACAGGTGCAACTTTAAAACGTATTAGAACATCTGCTAGATATATTGACGCTGTAAATTTTCCAGTAACAACCACATCTTCTACAACAACTACAACAATAGCTGACCCTGCAGATGCAGAAAGTGTTACTTATACAGTTACAGTTGTTAATGTTGGTGGTAGTAATTATTTTGCAATAAATGGCAGTACTAACCCTGTAATAACTATGAAACGTGGTAGTACATATACTTTTAACCAATCACATAGCAGTAATGTAGGACACCCATTAAGAATTAAATCAGATGCAGGTGGACAACAATCAACAACAAATACAGGTACTTTAGGTACAGATGCATCTGTTGTATACCAACCTGCATACCCTTCTGCACCTAGTGACCTTAGATATTACTGCACAGTACATGGTAATGGCATGGGTAATACGATAACAATGAACAACCCTAATACAACAACACAAACAACTACTACAACTTCAACACAACAGGTAAACCCATTAGGTACACCAGATGCTACTGCAAAAGAAGAGATAACATATACTATTGCAAGAAAATCTGCAGAAAATAGAGATATTGTATCTTTTGAATTGGCTGCACCTTTTGATTTAGCAGGTGTAAGGGTAGGTAGACAATGTACAAGAGATTTATTTCCTAGTATTGGTACATTTATTGCATGACTTGGAAAGACGCAGCACTTAAACACGCAAAAGAACAAGACCCTAGAGAATCAGTAGGGGTACTGATAGTAATAAAAGGTAAAGAACAATATTACCCATGTAATAACTTATCTACATATAGTCAACAATGCTTTATTTTAGACCCAGAAGATTATGTAAAAGCAGATGCATTAGGTGAAATAACAGCTATTGTACATAGTCACCCTGTTACACCACCATCACCATCACAGGCAGATAAAGTATCTTGTGAGCAAAGTGGTTTAAAATGGCATATTGTTAATCCAAAAACAGAAACATGGGGATATTGTGAACCAACAGGATATAAACCACCCTTAATAGGTAGACAATGGGTATGGGGTGTTACAGATTGTTGGTCATTAGTTAGAGATTATTATAAAGAAGATAAAAATATTATTCTTAGAGATTGGGAAAGACCTACAACACCAGAAGAATTTATAAAAAATCCTATGTTTGAAAAATGTGCAGCAGATACAGGTTTTGTAGAATTAAGACCAGAAGATAAGTTACAGAATGGGGATTTGTTATTTATGTCAATACTTGCAAATGGTTTAAATCATGTAGCGGTTTTTATAGATGGTGATGTATTGCACCATTTAGCGGATAGACTTAGTACAAAAGAACCTTATAACCAATGGTTATTAAAATGTACAGGAAAGAGGTACAGGTATGTTAACTAAACTTAAATTATATGGTGATTTTGCAGATTTTTTAGGTCATAAAGAATTTGATGTAAAAATACATTCTGTAAGACAGGCTGTTAGTTTTTTAATAAATAACTTTCCAAAAACAGAAGCATATATGTCACAAAGATATTTTAAAATTTTAGTAAATAATTATGAAATAGAAGAATCAGAAATAAATAACCCTATTGGTTTAGAGGATATAAGTTTTATACCTGTAATAACTGGTGCAGGTGGTTCAGTAGGTAGGATAATAGGTGGTGCAGCATTAATAGGTTTAACTGTTGCTACTGGTGGATTTGGTGGTGCAGCTATAGGTACTTTTGGATTAGGTGCAGGTTCTATAGGTGTTGGTACATTAGCTGTTGGTATTGGTGCAAGTATGGTTTTAAGTGGTGTAAGTGAAATGTTATTTCCTCTACCAAAACCACAAGAATTTAAAAATGAACAAGACCCTAGAATATCATTTGGTTTTAGTGGCATACAACAAAGTTCAAGGGCAGGTAGTAGCCACCCTATAGTTTATGGTGAAATATTTACAGGTAGTGTTGTTATAAGTGCAGGTATAGATAATGAACAGGTAAGGGCATGACAAAAAAAATTATACAGGGTGCAGGGGGTAGACCATCACCACCACAACCACCACAACCTACAAGAACACCTGATACTTTACATAGTAGAAGTTTTGCATCTTTTCTTGATCTTGTATCAGAAGGTGAGATAGAGGGTTTTGCATCACCATCAAAAGAAGGACTTACAAAAGGTACAACTGCATATAATAATGCCTGTTTAAAAGATGTTTTTCTAAATGATACTGCTGTATTAAAATCTACTGCATCATCATCTAGTCCTAATACTGCTGATTTTAATTTTCAAAATGTAGACTTTACACCTAGATTTGGTACTGCAAACCAGACACATATACCAGGTATTGAAAGTTCAGAATCTACAACATCTGTAGGGGTAGTAGTTACAAAAGCAACACCTGTAACAAGAACTATTACTAATACAGATGTAGATGCAATAAAAGTATCAATAACAATACCACAAATGCAAGAAGCAAGAGAAAATGGTGATTTATTAGGTTCTTCAATTACCTTACAGGTGTTAGTTCAATATAATAGTGGTGGATATACAACAGTTATTACTGATACTATTACAGGTAGAACTGCTGATGCATACCAAAAAGATTACAGGGTAAATATTACAGGTGCTTTTCCTGTTGATATAAGAGTAGTAAGGGTAACTGATGATAGTACATCAGCATCATTGATAAATGCATTTCAATGGACAAGTTTTGCAGAAATAATAGACGATAAACAAACTTACCTTAATAGTGCATATTTATCTTTACGTTTAGACTCTCAACAATTTAGCTCTATACCAAGAAGAAAATACAGAATAAGAGGTGTAAAAGTAAGAATACCAGGTGCAGGTGCTAATAGTTCTGGTACACCAACTGTTGATAATGCTACTGGCAGAATTGTATACCCTAATGGCTATATATTTAATGGTGTCATGGGTGCAGCTACATATACAAATTGCCCTGCTATGGTTTTATTAGACTTGTTAACTAATAGTAGGTATGGTTTAGGTAATCATATAACAGATGCATCATTAGATTTGTTTTCTTTTGTAAGTGCATCAAAATATGCAAATACACTTGTAGATGATGGCTTAGGTGGTCAGGAAGCTAGATTTTCTTGTAATGTGCTTTTACAATCTGCAGATGAAGCATTTAATTTAATTAATGACTTGTCAGGTGTAATGCGTTGTATGCCTATCTGGTCAGCAGGTGCTATGACGATAACGCAAGATAAACCAACAGATGCTAGTTATTTGTTTAATTTGTCTAATGTAACTGATAATGGATTTAACTATACAGGTAGTGATTTAAAACAAAGACATAGTGTAGTAAGTGTTTCCTACTTTAATATGGACACACAGGAAATAGATTTTGAAGTTGTTGAAGATACTACTGCTGTTAGTAAGATAGGTGTTAACTTAAAGCAAGTAAAAGCATTTGCGTGTACATCAAGGGGTCAGGCTGCAAGATTAGGTAGAGCAATATTATTTGCAGAACAAAATGAAAGCGAAGTAGTAAATTTTACAACATCAATAGATAGCGGTTTTGTAGTTAGACCTGGTTCTGTTATAGAAATAAATGACCCTGTAAGGGCAGGTGTACGTAGAGGTGGAAGGGTAAATGCAGCTACAACAACAACCATAACTGTAGATGATACTGCTAATACTGATTTACCTACAACAAACAACCCTACAATTAGCGTTATTATGCCTGATGGCACAGTAGAAACAAAAAATATTACAGGTATATCTGGTGCTGTAGTTACTGTAGATAGTGCATTTAGCACAACACCTAATGTTAATACAATTTGGTTAATACAAGATACAACAGTTGTTGCACAAAAATTTAGGGTAGTAGCTGTAGAAGAACAAGATGACGTTAAATATACAATTAGTGCTTTATCTTATGTACCAGAAAAATATGCATTTATAGAAGATGGTACTGCACTACCCACAAGAACAGTATCAATACTAAACCAACCTGTAGACCCACCTAATAATGTTGTTGCTAATGAAAAGATAGTAGTGATAAATAATCAGGCGGTAGCAAAATTAATAATTAGTTGGCAGCCAATTACAGGTGTAACACAATATCAGGTTAACTATCGTTTTAATAATGGTAACTATACATCACAAACAGTAAGTAGACCAGATTATGAGATATTTAATACAGAAAAAGGTGTTTATGAAATACAAGTGTTTGCATATAATGCATTATTAGAAATTAGTGCAACATCATCTGATTTAACATTTAATGCTGTTGGTAAAACTGCTGTACCTGCAAATGTGAGCAACCTTACAGCAGAACCAATATCAGATAAATTAATAAGACTTAGGTGGGATTTATCTACAGATGTTGACGTTACACATGGTGGTAGGGTCTATGTACGTCATTCTACAAAAACAGATGGTAGTGGTACATTTTCTAATGCAGTAGACCTTATAGAAGCATTAGCAGGTAATACAACAGAAGCTACTGTACCTAGATTGGAAGGTGAATATTTACTAAGGTTCGCTGATGATTCAGGAATATTAAGTGCTAGTTCTACTTCTATAATTTTAGATTTACCAGATACACAAGGCTCTTTATTAGTACAGACAAGAAGAGAAGATACAGATAGTCCTAAATTTCAAGGTACAAAGACTAATGTGGCATTTGATGCAACTACAAATAGTCTAAATCTTGTAGGTGGTGGTAACTTTGATGATATTACAGACTTTGATGCAGTATCTTCATTAGATGATTTTGGTGGCATTGTACCTTTAGGTACTTATGATTTTGCAACAACATTAGATTTAGGTGCTGTATTTTCTGTTGACCTACAAAGACATTTTTTAACAGAAGGTTTTTTACCTAGTAATTTATTAGATGCAAGAGGTTTAATAGATGACTATCTCAAAGAAGAACAGAACAAAGTGCTACAGCAATAAGTAGTGGTGCAGGTGCTAAAAGCATTACATTTGATAAACCATTTTTTACAGGTACTTCTGCATTAAATGGTGTAAATAGTAGCCTACCTTCTATTGGTATTACTGCACAGAATATGGCTAGTGGTGATTATTTTGAAGTAACAAGTGTATCTGGAACTGGTTTTACTGTGCATTTTAAAAACTCATCAAATGCAAGTATTAGTAGAAATTTTAACTATAGTGCGCTAGGATTTGGTAAAGGTGCTTAAAATTAAAGTAAAGTAATTTAGTTATGTCACAAGTTACAGACTATACAATAGCTAATGATACAGGAGCAAATGTAAGAAGTGATATAAATGCTGTTTTAGGTGCAATACAAACCTTAAATAGTGGCAGTAGTGACCCTAGTGCTAATGTAGCTTTTCAATTATCTGTTAATACAACTTCTAACCTTCTAAAACTTAGAAACGCAGCTAATAATGGCTATATAGAAATTGGTAATGTAACACAAGCAAATTTAGGTTTAGCACCATTAGCGGGTGCAACATTTACAGGTAAAGTAACCCATAACTATACATCTAGCCTAACTATTCCATCTGGTACAACCGCACAACGTGATGGTAGCCCTGCTGTTGGTATGTTTAGGCATAACTCAACATTAAATCAGTTTGAAGGCTATAACAATGGTGCATGGGGTGCGATTGGTGGCGGAGCAGGTGCTACTGGTGGCGGTACTGATGAAGTGTTTTTTCTCTCAGATACAAATGTAACTGAAGATTTTACAATACCTTCTGGTAAAAATGCACATACTGTTTCTCCAATAATTGATAGTGGTAAAACTGTAGTTGTGTCTGCAGGTAGTTTATTAGTTATACTGTAATTATGGCATTAAACATTAACGGCACTACTGGTATTTCTGGGGTTGATGCTAGTGTTTCCGCACCAGCCCTAACTGGGACAGACTCGAATACTGGTATTTCATTCCCCTCTGCTGACACTATTAAGTTTTCAACTGGTGGTGTTGAGAGAATGTCTATAACAAATAGCGGTGTTACTGGTGTATCAGGGGGTAAAATTCTACAATTTGTTTCTGTAGATATTACATCTACAACAAGTTGGGCTACAACAAGTTTTGTTGATATTAGTGGTTTAACAGCAACTATAAATGGTGTATCAAGTGGAAGTAAAATAATTGTAGATTTTAACTTGGTTTTAGGTCGTTCACATGATACGCATTATTTTTTCAAATTATTTAGAGATAGTACATTTCTTCCAGCTTATAGTGGTGCTTCATTAACTTTTAACCATTATCCTTACATATCTTCTCCAACTTATGAGTTTATAAGTACCAATTTCAGATTTGTTGACACACATGGACAAAGTGCAGGTGCAAATATTACATATAAATTACAGGGTGCAAATGAAGGAAGCTCTAATTATGCTCAATATTTAAACAGGAGAAATTATAATTCTACACAAAGAGGCTCAAGTCTAATGACGCTTATGGAGGTTTCAGCATGAGTTTAGATCACGAAGCTATTTACAAAGCATACACTGGAACAATTGTATGTATTAATGACGATCTTGGTGCTTTTGATAAGAATGGAAATAAAATTACTTTAGAACAAAGTAAGATAGATGCTGCACGAACCACACTAGACGCTGAAGCAGCAGCAATAGCATATCAATCTGTTAGACAACCTTTATATCCATCTTTGGGAGATTTTGCAGATGCTATGTATTGGAATAGTAAGGGAGATTCTAGTAAACTAACAGCATATTACGCTGCCTGTGAAAAGGTAAAAACTGACAATCCAAAGCCTAGTTAACCATGACAGCAAAGATTAAACTAAACGCAGCATCAGGTGGTGGGTCTTTCAGCATACAAGCACCATCATCATCTAGTAATAATAGAGTTATAACTTTACCTGATATTGCCGATGGAACTTTACTTACAAATCAAAGTACTGGATTAGGAAAAATTTTACAAGTTGTTCAAGGTTTTCACAGTTCGGCTGTGACAGATACCTCTGGAAGTTACACAGATACAGGTTTAACAGCAAGTATTACAACATCTGCTTCTCATGCAGGGGTCTTAGTTATAACAAATCTTGCCATGGGAGCGACAGCAAATAATGGAGGTGATGCTTATGTAGGTTTTAATATAGTGCGAGGCTCAACGCAACTACGAGAAGGTATGGTTGGAGCATTTGAAGACAATTTAAGTGGACATACCCACGTTAAATATTGGCAGCCTGTTATGAATTTTTATGATACTGGAACCTCTGCTTCAACAACTTATACCTATAAGTGTCAATTTAAAAAGTTAAGTGATGCAGTTAACGCATTTGCTCAGAATGCAACACAGGGCTATAGCTATATTCATTTATTGGAGATTGGATCATGAATATAAGTACTTTCGATGCTATTTATTCTTTAAGACCAGGAGCAAAGTATGTACTTCGAGGTGAAGCATTAGAATGGCAAGATAGCTCTCAAACTGAGCCAACAACTTCTGAAATAACAGCAGAAAAAGAAAGGCTTACAAATGCAGAACCCATGAGACTGTTAAGAATCGAAAGAGACAATAGATTGGCAAAGACAGATTGGAGAGCTAGTTCTGATTTAACTTTATCAACAGCTTGGAAAACATATCGTCAAAGTTTGCGTGATTTACCTTCTAGTGCATCGCCAAAATTAGATGCAAATGGTAATTTAGATATGACCACTGTTACCTTTCCAACTGAGCCTAGTTAATTATGTCAGAGATCAAGGTAAATTCGATAAAAGGGGTAGGAGCTAGTGCTGCTGCTATAACTGTCAACAATACTGATGGAACAT